CTTTGGTGTTATTGTTGCAGGACATGGCTCTGCTGCTGCAACGGCTGAACAACTCAGCAAAACNGAAACATACCGTGACCCTGACTCATTTGCAGACATTGTTCGNGGNATGCATTTATANGGCAGAAAGATACTTCGTCCTGAAGCTATCGTTACTGCTAAATACAACGCAGGGTAAGGGGGATTAAAAAATGGCTACTTTAACTACATTCTTAGCACCCACTACTGGAACTGGTAATCCTTCACGTAAACCTTACATGATTGAAAACACTGTTGACCTCACTGCAAGTGCGATTGACTGTTCCTCTGGTGATATTGTGCAAGCACTTACTATTCCTGCTTCTCACGTTATTTTGTGGGCAGGTTTTCAGGTTACAGAAAGTGCAACCATGAACACAGGGACTAACGCTACTGCCACTCTTGGTACAGCGGTTGACCCTAATGAGTACGTTACTGCATTTGATATTGATGGTGCTGCTGATGCAGCTTATGCACCAACAGTAGCTCAAGCAGGTGTTCTTGTTACTGCTACTGCAGACACAATGGACTTAACCTTTGCAGGTGACGGTGCAACTTTTAGTGCAGGAAAAATACGTGTTTTCTGCTTGTTGATGGATGTTTCAGAACTCAGTCCACGGACTGCTAATGAAGTTGACAGAGACTTACTAGCTTAAATTAAATAAGGGGGCAGGGAAACTTGCCCTCTTTAGCTTAACATAAGGATAGCAAATGTCAACTACGTACATAACTTTAACTAATGACCTATTAAGAAGGATAAATGAAGTTCCATTTGCTACGTCAGGTGACGGCTTTGATATTGCAAAAAACATACAAGCCATAGCAAAAGATGCTATTAATAACTCAATACGAGAAATTCTACAGGATGGGCATCAGTTTCCATTTCTTAAAAGAACAAAATCCCAAACACTAACAGCAGGTACAGGACTATATTCTTTTCCTGAAGCAGATACAACCACAACTCCTATTACTTTAGGTATGGCTAGTGTGGATTGGGATACCTTTTATTTAAATATATTATCTAGTGCCTCTAACTCACCTAGAGCATTACCTACTATATCGTTTGACCAGTACGTTAAAAGCTATAAAGCTTTAGAGGAATTAGCAGGAACTGGTGGACAATCTTCTCCTACTATAATATACCAAACAGCGGAAGAAAAATTTGGAGTAAGTCCTATACCAGATGCTGCATATGTAATTGACTATGTATACTATGGATTTCCAGAAGACTTATCTGCTTTTGGTGACACAATGATTGTACCAGATAGATTTAAACACATAGTTATTGATGGTGCTATGATGTACATGATGAGGTTTAGATCAAATGAACAGAGTGCTCAAATACATCAACAGAAATTTAAAGATGGCATGAAAGTTATGCGTAGGTTATTACTAGACGATCCTATATCTGTACGTTCTACAATGGTAACACGACCACAGTATTCATCTAATGTATTAAGTTTGAGTTCGTAGAATGGCAGATGCAGTATCTACCTTTAAAGCTGTCTGCAGGGGTGGGTTAAACTCTGGTACAGACGTTTTATCTTTAGGTGCAGAAGCATCGGGTGCAGCTACACAGTTAGTAAACTACGAACCAAACTTAGAAGGTGGGTACAGAAAAATAAACGGATATGCAAATAATTTTGGTACAGTAGGAACATCTAGCATAGCAGGTGCAGGTTCTGTACTGGGTGTAGCGGTTGCAAATGGAATACAACAGGGTATTTTTGCAGCTAGAAACGTAGCTTCTGGTGCTAACTATTTACACTATTGGAACTTTTATTACACCTTTACTGTATCTGCTGATACTAATTTAACTGTAGGAGAAACTTTAGTTGAAAGAACAGCCCATGCAACTGCAAGTACAGCAACAGGAGTAACTGGTACACTTATATCTAAAAGTTCTAATACTATTGTTGTAGACTTTGGACAAACTCCTGCTACAGTATTTACAAATGGCGGTTTTATATCGGATGATAGTTTTAGTACCAATACAGCAATAACATCCGCACCTGCTGAAATAGGTTGGGAAGCGATTACATCTGATTTTATAGCAGATGACCCTGATGGTGTATCTGCTTCTGCTTCTATATCATTATCTTCAGGTGTAGCTTCAGCTACAATAGGTGGTGCATTAGCTGCAGGTGGAGCAGTTAATTTTACTACACACGCAGGTTCAGAGCAACCTAGAAAAGTTACAATAACAGCAGGTGGCAACGAATCAGGTAGAACATTTACAGTAACAGGGACTGATTATTTAGGAAGTGCTCAAGTAGAAGCAATAACTGGACCTAATAATGCTACTGTTTCTACTACTAAATACTTTAATACAGTAACAAGCGTAACTGTTAGTACTCCTACACAAGTTATAGTAAAAGCAGGGGGTGACGAATCAGGTAGAACTTACACTGTTACAGGTACAGATTCTACTGATAGAATCCTTGTAGAAGAACTTACTGGTCCAAATAATAGTACAACTACGAGTACTCAATTTTTTAAGACAGTAACTAAAATATCTGTTGACGCTGCTACAGCAGGAGATGTTTTGGTAGGAACATCAGGAGATGACAACGGAATAAGTGTAGCTGCTACTTCTTCTGAAGCAGAAGATTTAACTTTAGGTGGAGAATTAGCTTCTGGTGGTGCAGTTAGTTTTGGAATAGCTACAGCAGGTGCAGTAACAATAGGTTCAGGTGCAGGACAGTATAGACCTTCTAATCCTACAATGACAGGGGTAACTAAAGTACGTTTTGAGAAGATTAATTTTGGTACACCTAAAATAGTTTTAACAGATGGCATTAACCCTGCAGCTACATATGACGGAACAAACTATATACAAATAACAGATGCTATTGCTTTAAACCCTGTTGTTTCTGGTGATCCTCAAGATGCACCAACCGACCCAACTATAGCAGCAGAGTTTCAAAATCATTTGTTTTTAGCAGGAGATCCTGCAGAAGTAAGTAATTTATATTTTAGTGCTCCTACTGCAGAAACAGATTATAGTCCTGCTAATGGGGCAGGAGTTATAAATGTAGGATTTGAAATAGTAGCAATTAAAAAGTTTCGTAATGTATTATACATATTTGGAAACAATAATATAAAAAGACTTGTAGGTGAGAATGCTGCTAACTTTAGATTAGAAACAGTTACTTCTAATTTAGGTTGTCTTGCAACCGATAGTGTAGTAGAATTAGGTGGTGATTTATTATTTCTTGCACCCGATGGTATTAGACCAATCGGAGGTACAAATAAAATTGGTGATGTTAATTTAGAAACTATATCTAAAAGCATACAATCTACTATAAATAATTTAATAACTTCTCAAGAATTAAGTGGGTTATCTGCAGTAATTGTAAGAGCTAAATCTCAATTTAGATATTTTTTTAATGTAGAAGGAACAGCAGGTTTACTTGGAGCACTAAGAGAATATAAAGGTAATTACTCATTTGAGTTTGGTCAAGTGGCAGGTATAGTTTGTACATGTGCTGACAGTGGGTATATAGGAACAAAAGAATTTGTAATACATGGAGACTCTGCAGGTAAAGTATTTCAACAAGAAACAAGCAATGCTTTTGATACAACTAATATATTAAGTGTATATAAGACTCCTTTTATTTATATGGATAATCCAGAGCAAAGAAAAAATTACTATAGTGTATCTACATACATGAGTTCAGAAGGAATAAATAATATTTTACTAGGTGTTACATACGACTACGAAGGTACGTCTGTATTAAACCCAGAAAACTTAGTTATTGATTTATCTAGCCCTGCTTCTTTTTATGATAGTGGTACAAATATAGCAGTATACGACACAACAGATATTTATGATGGTAATCCATCACCAGTAGAATCGTCATCATTTTCAGGTTCAGGTAAGTCAGTATCATTTAGATACGTAACAGATGACACAAATCCAAGTCACAGTATTCAAGGATACTCAATAACATATGGTACAGGAGATGTAAGGTAAATGGCAGGTTATGCAAGAACTAATACGGCAGACATTACAGCTAGTGCGGTTGTTAAATCTGCTCCAATAAACGCAGAACTTAATGCTCTGGTTTCAGCCTTTGCATTTAGTGGTGGACACAATCACGATGGTACATCTACTGAGGGTGCATATGTAAGTCTTATAGCTGACGTAGACGCTCTTAACAAAGTTGTAATAGATACAACCAATAATAGAGTAGGGTTTTTTACTGAGGTAAGTTCCGCTGCTGTAGAACAAGTACGTATACAGGACGGTGCTATAGTTCCTGTAACGGACAGTGATATAGATTTAGGTACTGCTTCTTTAGAGTTTAAAGACTTGTACATTGACGGTAC